GCCACCTTGAAATCCCGCGAGTGGTATCGCGGTTCGATCGCGCGCTCTGCCGACGTCTGTCTCCTCGACGACCGGCAGAGCGCCTGCGATTTTTTAAACACCCGAAACATTCATTTCCAAAAATGAAAGGAGGCGACCGTGCGCAAAGCCGCGGCATGTCTTGCCCTATCAAAAACACTTGGCATCGGCCTCGGTCGCGTCACCTCTCTGGCGCAGCGAGCCTCTGACGCCGGCGTTCTGCCCAAGGCCGTAGGACGCACATATCCACCCCTCTCAGCTGACCAGATGGCACGGCTGCTCATCGCCGTGCTTGCTGACAACGGTCTTGGCTCAGTAGGCGAAAGCGTCGACAAGTTTGCCCGTATCCATTCCCCAACGCTCTGCATGTCGCTCGTTGAGGCTATTGCAGCCGCGTTCGACGGCGGCCGGACAAACCCGTTTTTCCCGGTCATCAAGAGCATTGTGCTGCGCAATGATCTGGAAAACCCGGGCGTCGATATTCTCGCCAATGTATGCGGGCAAGGCGTTCATGCTGTTTTCGGTGCACCGCAAACAACCGGCGCCGTGAAGCAGGCGCTTGTTGCCGGTTCTGCATTCGAAGCGCTGGCGAAAGAGTGGCGGGCCGCGCAATGACGTCTGAAGTTACGCGCTTGCTTGCAGAAATTCGAGCGGAGGTAGCGACAAAGAAGGCTGAAGTTTCAGCCAACCCCGTTGCCGCTGCAATTGAAGCAACCATCCAAAAACACCGGACACCCGAACAGATCGCTGCGCACCGCGAGATGTACAGGGCCGCAAAGCGCCACGTCGAGGCAATGGACGCGTGGAACGCTGCCAACAACGACAAAACCGTCCGACCGTATCTGCCGCACATGCTGGCCTACCTCGGCGCATTTTCTTATGTCGAAAAGGACACCTGAATGACTGACAATATCGCTACCAAAATCGAGCAGCTTGGATCTGCTTTCGACACCGCAACAACTGGCCTGTCTGAACGGATCTCCGGACTGGAAAAGCAGTTTGCCCGCATGGGCGATAACGCCAATGACAACTTTGCCACCGGCGAGAGCCTGGCAACAGCGCTGGTCAACACGACCGCCTTCAAAGAGCTCAACGGTGGCGCGAATCGCGGACGCGCTTTCGTTGAGTCGGCGGCTATCACGTCCGGCAACACCACAGTCGGTACCGGTCGCTCACAGGCTACCTCCCTTGTGCCGGCTGATCGACGCCCCGGAATTGTCACCCCTGCGCAGCGTGTTCTCACGGTGCGCGACCTCATCGCGCCCGGCAAGACCACTGCCGGCTCCATCGAATTTGTGCAGGAAACCGGCTTCACCAATAACGCGGCACCTGTCGCCGAGACTACCCAGAAGCCCTACTCTGACATTACGTTCGACCTCAAGACCGCATCGGTTCGCACAATCGCGCACCTCTTCAAACTCTCGAAGCAGATGTTGGACGATGTGGCCGGCCTGATCTCCTATCTGGATCTCCGCGGCACGACCGGCCTGAAGTTGGTCGAGGAACAGCAGCTGCTTTTCGGCAACGGCACCGGCCAGAACCTTCTCGGCCTAATCCCGCAGGCAACCGTGTTTGATGACGCCTTGCGCCAAATCGGTGATACCCGCGTTGACACAATCCGCCGCGCTATCCAGCAGGTACGACGCGCCGAGTACACCGCGACCGGCATTGTCATGAACCCGGACGACTTGGCCGAGCTTGAGCTCACGAAGGATGCGGGCGGCAACTACATCATTGTCGATCCAGTAGAGGGCGGACAGGGCCGCATATGGCGCCTGCCGATTGTCGACACCACGGCAATGCCAGCAGGGCAGTTCCTTGTGGGTGCGCTCGCTACTGCCGCACAGGTCTTCGACAGGCAGCAGGTCACGTTTGAAATCAGCACCGAGAACGTCGATGACTTCGAGAAGAACATGGCGACCGCGAGAATTGAGGAGCGCCTTGCTCTGGCAGTCTACCGTCCTGAGTCGCTGGTCACCGGTGATTTCGAGGCCTAAGCGCCAGGCATCAAGATAGCGAGGCCGGTTCCTTCCTCGCTATCACCGGCCAGTCGTTGAGCCCCGGCGACTGGCCACTCCTTCCCACACACGAGGAATGAACAATGCCATCAGGCAGAATAATCAAGTGGATGACTGACCGAGGATTCGGCTTCATTCAGGAAGACGGAGAGCGCGGCAATGCTGGCGACTTCGTACACATCAGCGGCATGCCAGACACTGAGGCGCCGCGCATTGGTCAGCGTTTCGACTTTGACCGTGTCACCGGCATGGATGGTCGATCCAAAGCGGTGAACGTCCGCGAGGTGACAACCTGGGGCGACGCTGCGTACCTGTGACGGGCGCCTCCGAAGTCTAGAAACCCATTTTGGCCCGGACCGGCCGGGGTCATTCGTGCGCATTTTTTCAATTCAAATGTTGAGGGTACGGGGCCTAGTTGAACTCTAGAAACCGTTCTGACGCGGACCGGTCGGGGAATGCACTTTTAATGCAAACACAGTTTTTTGCCTCACGCGTGCGCAAACGCGCGTGCGAGAAATCATTGAGTTTTTTGGCTTCGAGAATGTTGGCCCTTCCGTTTTCTCTGTTTCGCCTTCGTCTCTACCGGCTTGGGATCTGACTCTTCGCAGAGCACCCTCGCCTGCTCCGCCAACATGGCAAGCTGCGCCGCGATTTCCGCCAGCGGCACGCTTTCAACCTTTTCTTCCATTGCAGCTCTCCCTCCTGTTCGTCGCTGACGAACGCCCATGGCTGCCCAATTGTTCCAAGGGGAATTCAATGACCGCACAACCTTTCGCCATCGTCGAGGAAGACTTCGCAGACGGCACCTATCAGTTTGCCCTAACATGGCCGCTGGCCTCGGAATGGGAAAAGACGACCGAGCGCTCCTTGTACGCGACGCTGCTCCACGCAATGCGGACTGGTATCATCCACCTGAATGATGCGCGGGAGCTTGTGCGGCTTGGCCTCATTGGCGGCGGCTCGGTACCGAAAGACGCGCTTCGGCTGGTTCAAACCTACGTTGAAGAGAGACCAGCTGCTGAGAATTTCGGATTGGTAATTAATCTGGTGTCGGCTTTTTTCCACGGCACGGGCGTGCCTGAAGTCGAGCCGGAAGAAACCGTCGATGGCTAAAGTCCAAGGCTGGGACCGTCTAAAGCGACGACTTGAGAAGATACCCAAGACTGTGCGCGAGCAGACCCAGCCCGCCATAACGTCTGCCGCACAAGATGTTGCGGACGTTATGAAGGCGCTGGCACCCGTCGATGATGGCGACCTCAAGGACAGCATTGTTGTGACCGCAGGCGGGCAAAGAACCCCGCCCCACAGTCAACCAGGTGGAGCAAGCACCGTCCCCGAGAATGCCGCAATGATCACGGCCGGCAATAGCAAGGTGAGGTACGCCCACCTCGTTGAATTTGGGACGCGCGCTCACATCAACGGCGGCCAGTTTGCTGGAACCAAAAACCCCGGCAGCAGGGCGCAACCATACTTCTTCTCGGGATTCCGGTTGGCGCAGAAAAAGGCCGCCGCAAAGATCAAGCGAGCGATGTCCAAGGCCATTAGGAGCAAGAAAAAATGAGCGTAGAGTACGAACGGCTTGCCGTGTTGCTTGAAGCGCGCGTTGGGGACTTCGAGAAGAAGATCGCCAATGCCACGCGCAATGCTGAGCGCAATTTCAAGCGCGTCGAAACCACATCCGCCAGAATGCAGGCCAGGCTTAACTCGACCTACTCCGGGATTGCCGCCAGCGCAGCGAAAGCCTTTGCTCTTATCGGCGGCGCCCAGGGCTTCCGGCAACTGTCGGATAGCGGGACACGCATCACCAACTCCCTAAAGGTAGCGGGCCTCGCCGGCGAAGAACTTGAGGGCGTGTATCAGAAGCTGTTTGCGGCAGCCCAGAAGAATGCCGCACCTCTCGAAACCTTGGTGCAGCTGTACGGCCGCGTTTCTCTGGTTCAAAAAGAGCTCGGCGTTTCCTCCGACGAAATAATCAACCTTTCCAGCAACGTTGCCCTTGCGCTGCGTGCGTCTGGCCAGTCCAGCCAAGAGGCATCCGGCGCGCTGTTGCAGCTTTCGCAGGCCTTGGGCGCTGGCGTGGTCCGCGCTGAGGAATTCAATTCGATCCTCGAGGGCGCACCGACCATTCTGCAGGCCGCTGCCGCAGGCATCAAGCAGGCCGAAGGATCGGTCGCGAAGCTGCGCAACATTATGCTCGAAGGCAAGCTATCCTCAAAGGCGCTTTTCGACGGGCTGAATGCAGGCGCGCCGGTCCTTGAGCAGAAGGTTGCGGGCGCGGTACTGACGGTCGACCAGCGTCTCGAGAACCTTCGCACTGCGCTGACAAACTCTGTCCGTAGGTTCAACGAGTCCACCCAAGCCGCGAACACATTCGGCGGCGCAATCGACAACATGGCGAACTTCGTCAACAGCGTCGACATGAATGGGCTTGCGTCCGACATCGGCGCGATCATCAAGCTCCTAAACGATGGCGCGACTGCGGCGCAAGGGTTCGCCGACTGGATCGGCAGAATAAGCGGACTGCAGAATGTCGGCGCGAGCGTGGTTGATGCGCTCGGCGGGAAGGATGGGAAGGTGTCCTACTTCGGTGGGGCGCTGACGATCGAATCGACTATCAAGTCCGCTGACAAGCTCAATGACATAACGGCCAAACGGCTGGAACTCGAAAAGCAAATTGAGGCCATCAGGAGCAATCGTTCTGATAACCGTGGTTCCGCCGCAATCAAGCAAATCGAGAACCAGATAAAGGAACTGCAAGAGGAAGCCACAAAGCTTGCTCCTGCCGCAGTTCAGGCCGCCCTTGGGAAGACCCAAATCCAGTATCCATCAGCGGCACCAACGATTGGATCTGGCGGGTCTGGATCGAAATTTACACCTATCGACATCACGGACAAGAAATACCAGGTCACTGCCGACAAGGATGGCAAATCATCCGGCTCCAGCAGCACCCGCGCCGACGAATACGCCCGCGAAGTCGAGCAGATCCAGAAGCGCACCACATCGCTGCAGGCAGAAACGCAGGCGCAGGCCAGCCTGAACCCGCTTCTGAACGACTACGGCTATACGCTAGAGTTCGTCAGGTCGAAACAAGACCTTCTGAATGCCGCGCAAGAGGCAGGCGTGAAAATCACGCCGGAGTTGACGGCCAGCATCGAGCAACTTGCGGCTGGCTATGCCAACGCCGTAGTCGCATCAGAGCAACTTGCTGAGAAGCAGGATGAAATTCGCCAGCGCGCAGAAGATGCGATGGCTACCGCAAAGGATGTCACGCGTGGAATCATCGACGGCTTCGTCGAGGGCGCCAGTGCTGCCGATATTCTCGCCAACAGCCTGAAAAAGATCGGCGATGCGCTGCTCGACGACGTGTTGAATAGCATCTTCAAGGTCAACAATGCGGCAGGCGGAAGCGGTGGAGGATTGTTCGATTTGTTTGGTGGCCTGTTTGGTGGTGGCGGGCTCGGCAAGAACTACTTCCCACCGGCGCCACTGCCAATGTACGCCAAGGGCACGAGCTCAGCCCAGTCTGGCGTGGCACTTGTCGGTGAGAAGGGTCCAGAACTCGTCCGGTTCAAGGGTGGCGAACAGGTCGTTCCGAACCACCAGCTTGCTGCTGCGATGAGCGCTCCTTCCCTTCCCAACATCCAAACCCTTGGCGGGGGCGGTGGCACTTCGGTCAAATTAGCTCCGGTCTACAACATCGACGCGCGCGGTGCTGATGCTGCTGCTGTGGCCCGCCTTGAGCGAGGCCTAGCCAAGACAAATGCCGAAATGCAGAGCCGTATTGAGGCCGGCGTCAGGTCTGCGCAGAATCGAAACGTGAAGTTTTAAAAGAGGATAGCACCAAATGGCAATTTTTTCGGGACTTCTTGGGCTCGCAGGCATCACAAGCGTGAGCAGCTTTTTCAGCGCACCCGGCAAGATGATAATCAAAGCGCCTAAGAAGGTGAAGAGGAAGGCCAGCAAATGACCTTAGTCAACATTCTGGTCGAGCCTGACCATGCTCGCATCTACACAGACGGCGCACTCATCAATCCGGCAGACAATGTCAGCGTGGTGGGATTCACTTCGAAGGTAATGGCGCTGCCTCACCTAGATGCTGTCATGGCGACGTCTGGATCTGTCCTCAATTCACTCAACTTCTATGCTCTGATAGGTAGCTTGGCGGCTAGAGATTTCGACGACCTTGCCGACAGGATCGAGGAGCAAGTTGTGACCGCTGCGGAACACTTCGCTGGTTGTGTTCTATTTCTCGTCGGATGGTCTGAGCGCGGGCAGCGTATGCGTGGCTTCATTATGAACCATGAGGGCATGGGCAATCGTCCCCCGTTCGCCCGGCAGGATATCGGCGAGTTTTTCATGCCACGGCCGCTAAACACCCGTCTGGGCACGGCCGATATTATTGCGCTTGTAGAATCGCAGCGGGCCAACACCGATCGACCTCATGGCCTGCCTGCGGCGCATGCTGTTGGATGCTTCCTTCAAGAAACCATTGTGGCGAAGGAAGGCAGTAAGACGCGGATCATTCATCGCTGGCCAGACGTGGTTGGCAAGAAGATTTCGGCAATGCCAGCTTGAAGGTCTGAGGTACAAAATGTCACTAGTTTACATCCAAAAATTCGAAAACCACATCAAGGTCATCAGCGATGGCTGCGGCTGGGACAAGGACGGTAACGTCGCTTGGCTCGGTTCCAAGATCCGAAAAGCGCCTTGCGGGAAGCAGCTGATTGCGGCGGGTGTCGGCGACCAGAACGCGGTCATGCTTTTTATGGCGGCATTCGACTACTTGATGGAAAACCATCCGGACGACGAAGCATTGGCTATGCTGGAGCGAGAACTGAGCCTCTCTCCGCAGACCGCGGAACGGATGTTTGGGCAGTGCGGCTTCATGCGCATCTTCATCGCCGGCTGGACAGAGGAACGCGGGCTGTTTCAAATGGTCGGCGAGTTCGACCCATCAACCCCTGATGAGGGCGGTAAGTGGCGGATCGATGAGGCTGGCCAGTTGATGAACATCGCCAGCCGAGATACCAGCGTTTTTAAGCTGCGCGACAATCCCATGAATGTCACTGCCGAAACGTTTGATGGGTTCGTGATGCCATTCGTGAATTGGAACCGCAATCAGTTGTCGACGCCAAAGGGGGGGGTGGCCCATCATGCTTGCGGCGGCAAAATCGAAGTTGCTACCATCAATAGCGACGGCGTTTCGGTCAAGGTGGTGCACGACTACGGCGACGTGATGGGCAGGCCGATTCAAGCGGAGGTCGCCTAGTGTCCGCGCTCTCTAGCGTCCTTGGCAACGTCGACATTTCGAATGCTTACATCGGCACGCTGACCGTTGGCACGTCGAATATCGATCCGGGGGCGATCACTGTCATCGGCACCAACACTATGGCGGATATTGAGAATGCTGTCGCTGGCGGAACGTATAGTTTGGATGTGACAGTCACCCATGGAACCGGTTCGCCAACAATTTTGATTAACGCTCAAACGCTCATACATGATGATGTTGGTGGCTCTGCCCGAACGGCCACATTCAATCTCATTTCTGTAAATGATGGGGTCACGCTAAGAACCGTGAATTATCCGGGTGGGCCTGCCGCTATGGCCCTAAATTGGCAAGCAGTCCACAATCCACCTTCTGGGAGAAGTGCGACGACCTATAGAATGCAAATCACAAACACAAGCGGTGGCAGCTTTCTAAAGCTAAGACAAAATCAGATCGTCGCGATGGTCTTGAAGCGCTAAAGGCTTGCCCCAGTCAGGCCGTAAAGCGTCTCGCTAAACGGGAGGCGCAGAAGCACTTTCCCTTGATCCGCAACGCGTGCGGCAGCCGCGCCCCTGCAAAGGAGGTTCGGCTGTCCAAGGATGCTGCTAACCACGGTCTTCACTAAATCTCTTAATATAGCCGTGAGCTTGACAACAACGGGTCAAGGCCATGCCTTCGATGGTCAAAGCATTCTTATCGCCTACTCCAAGTTCTGGATCTGCAGGCTCGAGAGGCTCTCCTACCATCTCATAAATTTGGCGAACCATCTCGGTTGCGATCCCAGCCCGCTGGTACTCGTTTTCAACGTTAAGAAAACTGACCTTAGGGACATAGGGGGGTAAACGCTCATCTTCACAGCGCCATCCAGTCGTAAGGACCTCACCTATGTGGCGGCCAATATGATAAGCATTGGCGCACTCATCGTCCGCCTCAATTTGGATCGTTCTACCCTTGCCGTCAATGAAATCGATCACGACGAGCCCCTCTTTGGTTATGCGTATCTTAAGATGCGACATAGAGCCGCCCTCGCCCAATTACTACTTACCATTTCGAACTCGATCGGAATTGGTAAGCGCCTCGCCCAGTCGACCCAGCGTTTCCTTCATGGCCTGCTCAGCGGACTGAGTGAGCGACTTCGCGCCACCCTCACACGCAAAGCCTGCATCGCCTTGCCCGTTGCCATCACCAGAGACCGTGGTGCCGAGCAAGCGGCCCGCCTGCCCATCAACTGTAATTGACGCCGCGATCTCCACTTCCGTTTCCATTCCAGCGACCCAGAAGCCCGGCACGACGCGAAGGCGGGCATTTATGTCCTCGCCACGAACAATAATCATACCACGCGCACCGCGAGCTTTGAGCTCGTCACGGCCAACGGGAGCCTGCACTGGCTCGAGTTCGGTAACAAGGTTGGCAAAGGTCTGACGCACTGATCCCGCGAAACTAGTCGACAGGTTGAGCGGAAATGTGTGGGCCGCGCAGTTCATGTCCGACGGTTTGATCGGCTTGTCGAGCTTGGAGCCATCAACGAACAGCAGGTACTTGCCTGGGAGTTTACCTTCATAAGACGAATAAACATTGTAGGTTGCGACTGTGAGCGGCTCTGCCTTGTACTGGCAAGCAGACAAAATAGCGCATGACAACAGCGCTGCTGCGATTTTGAAATTCATGATGTCCCCGACGATATCCCTAGGAGAG